TTTCTTGGTGCTTTAACTGTTGCACCATTAGTTGGACTTGATGTCAATGCTATTCAACTTGCTGCACTATCAGGTGCATCTGCTGCTTTAGTAGTTGTCAAGGAATTTGCTAAGAAAAAATTATCTAAATAAAAACTATCTCACTAGCACTGTATACTATTAGTAACAGAGCTAAGGAGGAACAATGCCTAATATACCTGAAGAATGGGGTAACAATTTCTTTAAGTCAGGGTGGCAACCAGGACTTGAAGTTAACGAACAGACTGGATTTGGAGAAATCACACATGTTGGAACAGACCCAGACTATAGAAATAAGTTTGATTCTATTCTTAAAGAGTGGGGATTTGACCCTGAACATTATGAAATAGAAGGTTCAGTTCGTGCTTCCAGTTGGAATGTACAACTTAAAGGTGGTAGAACAGAAACTTTTTATGCGTTTAAAGGAATAGTAAAGAAGAAAAGAAAAGGACACGACAAATATTTTCAGCAGTTGTTTAAACAAGCTAGTAAAAAAGCACCAGTTGTATCTAAGTTTAAACAAGGTGATACTGCGTTTATGTTCTTTATGTCTGACTGGCAGTTAGGCAAAAAAGATTTTGGTGTAGAGAATACTATCAATAGATACGAAAGAGCACTACAAGATTCTGTTAATAGAATAAAAGACTTGCGTAGACTAGGTGTAGATATAGACGAGATATATATGGTAGGACTTGGCGACCTCACAGAAAACTGTACACCACATTTTTATGAGAGCCAACCACACAATGTTTCGTTGTCATTGATTGAGCAATACGCATTAGCTAGAGCTTTAATTATGAAAACTATAGATACATTCTTACCACATGCTAACAAGCTGGTATTAGCAGGAGTACCTGGTAATCATGGTGAGATGTCTAGGACCAGTAAAGGACAAGTAGCTACTAATAGATTAGATAACTCTGATACTATGCACTTGCAAATATGTAGAGAGATTATGTCTGCTAATCCAGAACGATATGGAAAAGTAGAAGTTAATATTCCTGATGGCTTCCATCAAACTTTAATAGTCAAAGGTAAGAAGATTAGCTTTTCCCATGGTCACATGACAGGTGGCTCTGGTGGTAATCCAGAATCTAAGATAGAGAACTGGTGGAAAGGTCAAATGTATGGGTGGTTACCTCCTGGAGATTCAGAGATATTAGTTACTGGACACTATCATCATCTTCGTATGAAACAACAAGGAGATAGAACTTGGTTTCAAGCACCATCTATAGACAAGAGTATAGACTTTACTGAAAGAACTGGACTATGGTCTCATCCTGGCGTCCTTACTTTCACCATTAGTAATAAAGGTTGGGATAACTATTACCCTTTATAAAAATTAAAAGGGTAGTTGTTTAAACAATTTGGGATTTCCTTGGAAGTCTAGCTCGTGGTAAGTACCCCAGTGCTTCATTTCTCTCCACATCTTTTGTACTACTTCAAATGGAATCCATTTAAATGCTTTATAAAAACTATTGTAATAATAAATCCCTACTGATACTTGTTTAAACTGCTTGGCTTTCTGGTGCATTTGATACAGCTTTTGATAATCATCTAACTTAATCTTCTTAGTTCCTTTAACTTCGCACAATCGCAGCTCACCATTGATATATACTAGGTAATCTGGTATCAGTATTATGTATGTGTATATCCAGAATAAAGGTATGCTATGCTCCCATGGGCTAGTAGCAGTCTTTAACCAGTCCTTTTGTTTAACTAATCCTAATTGTGTAAGATAAAGTTCAAACATATCTTCTGCTTGTTTACCTACTTTATCTTTAATCCTATCTTGGTAATCTCTTTCGTGCTGTTCCATGTTTCTTAACCTTAATGTTTCCCCACTTGTCCTTGGTAATAATGTCTTTGGTTTCTTTATCACTGACACAAGGCAATCCATCTTCGTGCTGTTTAAACTGGTAGCCACATACTAGGCAGGGCTCATGTCTATTGTATTCGTATTCAACAATAGACATGAGTTGTTGTAATGAAAGGGCTACATTCCTGCCTTGCGTTTCAACCTTGTTGTTTAAATTACTTATTGTCTTTACCACTAAACATATCTTTTAACATATCTTTTATGTCATCAATATGTCTTTGTCTTTGCTGTTCTAGTGATTTAATAATCTCTTTAGTCTCATATAGATTTAAAGTTTCAGTGTATCTTTTTTTGCTGTGTATAAACTTCACATCTATTACATACAAATCTCCCCAGTTCAAATAGATTTCACCTTGGGAATTAGGAAGAGTAAACTCTATTCCTCCTCGTTCTTTTGTTGTTTGTTGTGATACCCAGTTTGTAATATCAATGTCTAATTCATTAAATATACTTATCAGTCCTGTATATCCATAAGTATTTTCAACACTCTCTACTGTTATCTTATTATCAGAATGGGATTTCATTTTGTTTACCTCCTTGGTCTGCTCTCTTTACAAGTGCATGACACTCTCTAAATGTCCATTGATAAGGATTATTCTCATCAACTTGTTTGTATCTTGCTCCACAGTATTTGTTACCATCAACATCTGTATAAAATATGTCGTTGTTTAAACAAATACTTGGTGCTTTGTGCTTTGTATCTGGCTCTTGGGGTATATCAAAATTATGATTTGGGTAGCGTTCTTTGAGTCGCTGTTTTAATTTATCAATACCCCTAAAGCTAGGTGATTCTAAAGCCATGAATCTGGAACAGCTCTTTCTGTATTACTGCTACCAATGTAGCCACCCCATCCACAACCATCAGAATTGTAGCTACTGCATGTGAAGTCTGGTATGTTTTTAAACTTCTCATCACTAGCTTTCTTCTCCCTGTTGTCCTCAATATAATCACTCTTGTTACAGTTTGGGCATAACTTAACTGGGGTAGTATCAAAGACTTGACCAACTACATCTTCTATACTTGGCTCTGATTCTACCTCTGGTATTAACTGTTCAAACAAATCAATGTATTGTCCAATGGTATCGTTATCCCACTCTTCTACATCTTTACTATTTCCAGCTTCAGTAAACTGCTTGAAAGATTTTGCTTTTACTTTCTTCTCTACTTCAGCATTAAGACCAAAACCATTAATGATATTTGCTATCTGCTTGGCTTTGTTTAAACTACTATCTTCGTTATATCCAATAGACTCTTCAAACTTAGCCATAGATTCTGATAACAATTCTTCATCAGCTTTGTTCTCTTTCTTACGCATGTCTACTTTGGTAACTTCTACTTTATCTTCTTGGTTACCTACCTTAGACATCTCTTCTTTGCTAGGTCTAGGTTTATTGCTACCTTGATACTTCCAGTTAGCTAATGCTCTACCTATAGCAGATGTTTCGCAGTTCTCCATCCATGCGTCAGCGTTAGCAAACCCACCTTGTCCTTTAGTTTCTTGTGCTATACCAGTTGATACTGGTCTTGCGTCTGTTTCTACTTTATAGATTTGTGCTTGAATTGTTACACAACTTCCATCTTGCGTGATGTGGATTATATCTGTTTCAATTCTTCCCTCTGGATTTTCATTCCAGAATACTTTTAATCTATCTTCTACTGTTTCGTAGTTCTCTAAGTTAAACTTAGCCATATTATTCTTCCTCCAATTTATTATTTAATGAATCAATTATTTTATATACTCTTTGTCTACTTACTTGTAGTATCTTTGAACATTTAATAACTGATAACTTCTTATTCTCAACAGTGTACTTCAATAGTCTAGCTCTTTGCTCTGACAATTTTTGCTCCTGCTTTCTTATACTATTAATCTGTTCTGTTAATGAAAATAACCTATCACCATGCTTACCATCTGGTATCTGTTTAAACAACAACTCAACTCCATTGGAATAAACAGTTGTCTCATCATCATTAATTATTTGTAAAGACATCTTCACCTCCTTCATAAATGTCTCTCTGTAATTCGTTTATGAATGCTACTGCGTCCTTGTTTAAACGAACAACCATAATATTATTTCTGTATAGTAATTGATATATCAATAGGATTGCTCCAGTTAATATAGCCATAACAACTAAAAGAAAAAATGGTAACACTAAATATAATTCCATTACTCCTCCTCTAATTTCCATACTTCAAAATTATATTTTAAAGTATCGCCATTATCTTTCTCTAAATGATAAGGAACAGGACAAGCACTTAACCACTCATCAAATAATTCCATTACTCCTCCTCTAGTTCTACTTCTTTACCTTGAAACACTACAGTGCTATCAGTTTCCTTACTAGCTTGTACAACTTGGTCGTTGTAATCTACTGCGAATCGCTCCAATAGTTTGTTTGCTTGTTCTGGATTTGCTTTAGCAAGTATCTTGCTTTTGTACACCTTAGCTCCTCCACATGCGTTAGCTAACTCTATAGCCCACTGCTTTAGTTCTTGTGGCGTACTAAATATATTAGGCATAATCTCCTCCTTTGTTTGCCTACTTGTTTAAACTAAGTCGTAGTTTCTAGTTCAATTAACTTGACTATAAACATACCACCCAAGTCTTTTAGTTCTCTAACTTTGCATAATGCTTCATGCTTGTTATCAAACTCCCATGTCATACTTCCACCATAGACGCTGACACTTTGTACTTGATACATCATAGTTCTCCTATGTCATCTCCTATTTAATTTTAGTCCTGCTTTTCTTTAATGTAAACTTATATTGTTTTTTATTTTTGGGGTAACAGTGTGCAAGTAAAACAATCAAAAAAACTTACACACTGTTTAAACATACAGTTACTATTCTTTTATTTCCTTTTCCATATTTGTATTTATATCTTCAAAATAATATTCGTAAGGTAATATTCCACCACCATATATATTTTCTTTTCTTGATTCTTGTACTTTAAATCCCAACTCTACATAAGAGTTATAATCTGTATCGTAGGATAATCGTACTGGTTCTTTAAGAATGACATCATCTCTCTCATCTTCATCCATTCCCTCATTCATAGGCATGAGATAAAAGTCCAGTCTTACTTGTTCGTAATCATCAGGATGAGTCTGTTTAATTAACTTAATTAAATCTCCTAACTTCATTATTCCTCCTCCACTACTAACTTCTTAACAGTTGTCTTACCCTCGCTCCATGCTTTCATGTGTATTTGAGATTCATTGTAGGTATATCCTCTGCGAATACACTCCCATAGTTGTTGTATTGTATAGATTCTATCTTTGTATCTATCTGAATTTTCAACGATAGCATACAAGTTTACTGTATAGAATTGGTCAACAGTCCAGTGCTTGTGCAAATCTGATAGTTGAGTTGCAAGTGCGTCCTTGATTTCTTCTACTTCAAATCTACCACTATCTTTTACCCAATTATTGTGTGCACTGATAACTTCTTCCTCTGTACCTACACAATACTCTCCATCTTCGTAACTTAATTTATATAACTTTATTTCTTCCATTATTCCTCCTCCATAAACAATTCTCTTATCTCCTCTAACTGTTCTCTAGCTGTTTGTAATTCATTTTTATCTACAATATCACTATCAATTACTTCACTAAGCTGAGAATGTATATTCTCTAGTAGTATCAATATAATATTAGTTTCCATTATTCCTCCTCAGTTAAATGTTCAAGTAAGTCGCTACCACTTAAACTTAATAAGTGTTCTTCTGCGTCTTGCATAGAATTTTCTTCCATTACAATTTCTATTTTATAAATAGGCATTATTCCTCCTTTAAGAAAACATACTTGGAAATTCAACATCATGTTGCAATTCTTGTATGTTTTCTAGTTCATCTATTATATTTTCTAAATTGTCTATTGCTTGTTGTAGCATGTCTGCTTTATTAGAGTTTTGTAGATTCTCTGGTAAGTTATCCAACCACTCCTCCAATTCCTCTTTAAGTTGCTCTACATCAGCAATTTTTTCTGACATGTCTAAAGTATCGCTTAATCGTGTAGCTCTACTTTTATATTTAGCCATTGTTTAAACAACCTCCTTGTCTTTTATTAAATGTTTGTATTGTCTTGTTATTCCATGTTTAAAATAAACTTTGTCCTTATCTTCACACATGTACATGTAAGGTTCTTGTTCTGTAAACAGTCCAGTCTCCCATGCTTTTTTAAAATGATTCTGATAATTCTCTTTATCAAAAATTAATTCTTCCATTATTCCTCCTTGTTTAAACAACTGGTTACTATTCTGTAAACCAGTTGTCGTCTACATCTTCTTCGCTAAACTCTGCGTTCATGTTACCTACAAAGCTAATAAAGATACCTTGTAATTGTTCTTCGTCATTAAAGATACCTTTGACTTCATAGTTGCCGTCCCCATGAGTAGTTCCTGTTGCGAAACCTGACATAACATTGCCATATCCCTCACCAACTAAAGTTCTCTCACATACATTTGTGTAAAAGTTCTTTTTATTATCTAGTGTTGGGTCGTTTAAATACTTCTTATTTTCATGGTCGTAATTAAACTTCTCATTACCTAAACTATCTTTCTTGATCAAGAAAGATAGTTTAGGTAAT